TCAACGACCTCTGGGACGGTCTGAAGTGCCTTAGAGACACTTTCTGCAAGCTTAATGGTTTCATCATCAATCTTAACTGCGTATACTGTACTTGGTAATAAAGTAGTTGTTCCAATTCCAGCAAATCCAGTAGTACTAGCAATTCCAAGTGCCATAGTATAACCAGTACCAGGATTACTATAGACAAGTTCCTCACCAGTAACGAAGAAGTGATTAGGAAGATTAATGGTATTATTTGTAGTATCAACTATACCAGCACTACTACCATCAAATGGTTTTCTAAAGATTGGATCAGTTTTATGTGATAATCCAAATTCTCTCAATACAGCACTTTCAGTTCCTGTGTATTCTCCAAAACCACTTTCTATAGTTCCATTATTAAAGTCAATAGTATCCTTAGTATCATCTTGTATTCTTAATGCATTCATATACACATTAACTTGTGCATTAATACTTGCAGCAGGAGTAAAGAGTAAAGATACAGTTCCTGCAGAGGATACTTTTGATCCAAAAGTACCAAGTCCACTTGGAGAAACACCAGATGAAACATTACCAAACTCTACATCAAATGTTTCTGTTGTTGACTCTGATACAAAATCAGTAACTACAGCATATTCAAACATGACATAACCCTGATTAGTTGCATCAGTAACTTGAATAGTTCCGTATGCAGCTTCGTATTCAGATGGGAATTGACCAATAGTAGTAATTCCTGGTGAAGATGAAGAAGCAATTTCAGTTGTTCTTGATTCTAACCTTGCATGTTTAAGATCAACGGTTCCAATACCAGTATAAGCAGAATCTGCCATACCAACAAGAATAGTATTAATAACACCTGTTGTTCCTATACCAACACTAGCATTAGCAATAAAATCAACCTTTAATTCTGTTCCATCAATATAACCACGATAAGTTCCCAAACCACCAATTGCTTCTGGTTGAGCAACTGTAGTCATTCTTCCATATTCCATTATATCAACTTCATCACCATTATGGATGATATTCAATTGATTAAATTCATGTTCTGTGCCACTTATATCAGGATTGATATTGATCATGATCTTTGCAGATCTGAAAGTACTTGCAATACCTACAATTGTAGTTGTTCCAGTTCCAGTTCCTATTGTAACACTTTCAGAATCAACTATCGATCTACCAATAACAGTGCTACCTGTACTTAGTAAATTATCATCTAGATTGTAAGAAAGACTAGCAACAAAATAATCATTAACAGAATATTTTACTGGATAGAAGTTTAGTAGTCCCTCACTACCAGAAATAGCAAAATCAAAATCTCCTTGATCATAAACGGATTCAACTCTACCATACTGGTTAATATATCCAAAAGTATCATCATGAAGAATATCGACAATCATTAATTGTCTTTGAGCACCAAATCTCTTATCTCTTAAGAATGTAATATACTTTAATGCTCTTCTTTCTGATAAAGTAAATCTATTAACAGTAGTAAATCTAGTTGCCCTTGGATTACTATTAAATGTACCACTAAAGTCATCAATGGAGACAACTCTGTTTCCAACAGATTCTTGGAAATCTTGTAATATTCTACTTGAGAAAGTTATCTCAGTAGAAACAGAATCATTTTCATTAATCTGTAAAGCATTCTCAGTTACTAAATCAAAGTCATATACACAATTTAAATCACCAACACCATACAAATCATTAACTACAGAAACATCCGATAATTCTGTAGATAATCCAACTCTAGCAGATGCAGTTGATTCTAATTGATAATCTGAGAATTTCTTAAATCCCAATGTGTGGTTTAAAGAAGAAACAGGATCATTCCATGTTTCATAATCAACCTTAGAACTTAATGAGTAAGAAAGATTTTGATAATAATCACTATCCTGAACTCTCTGTAAATTGTTATTAAGATAACCAGAATCTGTTTCCCATCCTTTTTCTACTCTAGAAGTTGCATTTAACTTAATGTAAGAATCAAAAGATTTTATAGATGAAGCAAGACCTTGAGTTGAAGAACTTAATCCTTTTAAAACATCATTAACTACAAATCCAGAAGTGTTAGTAACTCTTAAAATACCAGTATTTGGATTCCAATTCTGGACTGTTCCCCTAGTACTACTAATAGATCCTTCAACTATTTCACCATCAGCAAAATTATTAGGTTTTAATCTAACATCAAAAGTTGGCATAAACTTCTGAGGAACAATCCTTGCAGAAGAATTAACAAAATCAAATGTACCCGCTGAAGTTCCAGGAGCTAATCCTATAAAGTAATCAGAAAGATTGTATGTAACAGTTCCAATACCACCATAATTTTCATCAATTGCTGTTATAGTAAAGAGTTCATAATCATAATCTTTAGAATTGTATCCTCTTGCTGTAGTACCAAGTCCAACACCTACACCCTCCACAAATACCTTATCACCAACTCCAATTGGGAATGTATCTGCAGTACTAAATCCAACAGATAATTGCACTGTTACATCATAATTTTCAGTATTAAATCCAACAGTAGCAATTCCAATACCATTACTATTTTTATCGGTAATAATAGTAGGAGGAGAATTGCTAATACCCTTAGTATTCTTTAAAATTTCTACTTTAGGATTTCCTAAAGTATATTTTAAATCAACATCTAGAACTGGTTTGTTAGTTTTTCCATCAAGAACAATCAAATCAGGAGAAGAAATATATCCTCTTCCAAAAGATGTTATTCCAACAGATTCGATAGACATTAAAGCATCTATCTTAATGATCTGAGGTAAAGCAGCATTTGGTTTAATTGTAGTATCGGATGGGAAATCATATCCAATATCTTTAACCTTTAATTTTTTAACTTTTCCTATTGAAGTACTCAATGCTTCAATAATTGCAGCAGAACCAACTTCAGTATTAATTGTAGAAATACCAGGAAGAGTATAATAATTTCTTCCTTTACTTCTTATATTAAAATCAGCAATAGCACCATATGCGGTTGGACTATCAGTTTCATAAGATACAAATGATGTAGTTCCATAAGAAGTTCTTTCTGGCATTTCTGCCAAAGTATAATTGAATTGATTTGTAGCAGCTATGGTAATTCTTTGTTTCCCACTATAGTCACTATTAGTAAGTTGTATTTCATTACCCGATAAAACACCACTATCCACAATTATTTCTTTTTTAACAAAAGGTAAAGTGCTTTCAACAACAGGTTTTAAACAATAATAAAGTATTTCTGGAATATCTTCAGTAATTTGTAAACTAACTTTAGCGTCAGTTGTTACTCCAGGAGTTCCATTTTTAGTAACATTAAAAGTTTCAGATAATGGAGAAGTATTCCATTCTTTTGTTAAATTCTTATCACTATAAAAATTCAATTCAAATGCTGAATAATTTGTGGATTGTGCAACATATCCTAAAGATTGATCAGAAAGATCAAACTCAACAGTAGAATTTTTATATACTTTTATAGGAGGAGAGATTGAATTTATTGTTCCTCCAGAAGTACTAGTAAGTCCTATTACATCTGGTTTTGTTTCTTTAGAATCATAATCAGTATTAGCTAATTTAAAACTATTACTATCAACTCTTATGATATAATAAATTCCATTATTATCTAAACCACCAACAGGAGTGGATGCTGTATGAATAATTTTATCTCCAGTTCGATATCCATGATCATTAATTGTAATTGAATTTGATGTAGTATTAACTCCAGAAGAAATAAATGATTTTGGATCAATTATCATTCTCCTATTATAATCATTATACTTAACAGTTACAGACGTTGTAAGACCAGAAACAACACTCATATAAACATTTTCATAGTTTAATAAACCATGAGTTTCTCCCGTCGAAACAGTAGCCGTGGTTCTACGAACTTCTCCTGTAATTACATCATAATTAGTTTTAAAGCTATGGAAAACACCAGTTCCTATTCCAGAGAAGAATACTGTTGTACTACCTCTCTGTGTGCTTGCAATACCCACAAAAGTGCCTGTACTACCTAAACCAACTTTAACAGTGGATATACCTATTAGATTTTCAGTAATAACAGCAGCAAAAACTGTTTCACCATTAGTTAAAGTATTGATACCTGTATAAACAGCATCTGATCCATCCCATCTAATATTAAGACCTTCTCCAACATTAGGAGAATATGTTAATTTATCTCCAGTTTTTAATCCGTGATTTGGAAGTAAAATAGATTTTGTTTGAATAAATTTCTGAGTTATTCCGATTCCAGGATTACTAAATGCAATTGTAGTTCCAATACCAACCCCAGATCTTGTACCCAATCCTACTGAATCAGATGGATTGAAATAAATTTGCTGGTTTTCTCTATATTCATAATCTGAACTAAATCCAGAATTTATAGTAAATCTTCTGGGTTTTTCAATAATTTCTGAAGTAATTGTATGAGAAACTCCCGTAACTCCATTAACAGATCTTAGAACTCTAATTCTTGAAAGAAGAGGTTCTACATTCAATACCTTTATTGTTTCTGTTCCAATTCCAAGAAGATCATTTGATTGAAGTGATGTTAAATCTCCACGAACATCAATATGGGTTACTATACCTGTAGCACCATCAGTTCCAATAGCAACAGCAGTAGTTCCAAATCCAGTTACATTAAGTTTAGTGGAAGTAATTCCAGCATTATAAAGTCCCCCAATTTGGGAAGAAGTTGTAGATAATCCAGTAACTGTAATAAGATCTCTATTAACCCACTGATGAGGTTCTGTAGATACTATACTATAAATTCCTTTTTGATCTGAAGGATATACTTCTACATTGGTTATGCTACTTGTAGCAGCACTTACACTACTTACTGACTTACCAAGAAGTCGTGAAACAGAAGCACCTGCATCAATTCCTTTAGTACCTTCATTATTAAATACTACCTTATCC